GCCAAACTGTAACAATAAAGTGTAACAGTGCTGCACAACAAAAAACGGGAGAAATACGTTGGCAGTTTATGGATACACACGCGTCTCAACTGAAGACCAGATTGAGAACACATCGCTCGACGATCAAGCACGCCAAATCCAAGGCATCGCGCTCACACACAATTTGGAACTAGACCATATCTACGAAGAGCGGGGCGTCTCCGGCGGTGTCCCACTGCTACGCCGAGAAGAAGGCTGCAAGCTGGCGTTCCTCCGGCCCGGCGATACCGTCATCGTATCGAAGCTAGACCGTATGTTCCGCGATGCGCGGGACGCGCTCAATGTCATCGGCGACTGGGAGGGGGCCAACATCAACCTAATCATCAACGGCTACGGCAACGTGATGGACAAGGCCAACCCGAACGGACGCTTCATGCTGGAGATCATGGCCGTCTTCTCCGGCGAAGAGCGCCGCCGTATCAGAGAACGTGTCACCGCCGGTAAGCGGGCCAAGAAGTCACAAGGCGGATACGTCGGTGGCAAAGTGCCGTTCGGCTTTAAGAAGTCTGGCACAGGCCGCAAGGCCAAGCTGCACCCAGAGCCAAACGCGCAGGACGCGCTAATTACAATGAAGGCCGCACGCGTTAAAGGCCATAGCTACCGCGATATTGCCATTATAGTTGCAAAGCGTCATGGTATCACGGTAAGTCACCAAACAATCGCACGTGTAATCAGGGGAGATAAGAATGACGAAATCTGAGCCAAACTTCTTTTTGGAGTTCCTGAAGAAGTACCGCGATGATCCCGTCGGGTTCGTGCGCGATATTCTGCGGACCAAACCGGACCCGTGGCAAATCGAGTTTCTGAAGGCGATTAGTTCGGGGGAGCGTCGTATCTCCGTCCGCTCAGGCCACGGTGTCGGTAAGTCTACAGCCGCAAGCTGGGCCATGCTGCATTACTTCCTGACGCGCTATCCAGTGAAGGTCGTTGTGACTGCGCCGACATCAGCACAGTTGTTCGATGCGATGTTCGCGGAACTGAAGCGATGGGTGAATGAACTGCCTGAAGTGCTGAAGGTTCTGATCGAAGTCAAGGCCGACCGTATCGAGTTGAAGGCCGCATCGAGTGAAGCGTTTATCTCGGCCAGAACGAGCCGCGCTGAAACGCCGGAAGCGTTGCAGGGTATTCACGCCGACAACGTGCTGCTCGTCGCCGACGAAGCGTCCGGTATCCCGGAGAGTGTGTATGAAGCTGCGTCCGGTTCTATGTCAGGCCACAATGCAACGACGCTTCTTCTGGGTAACCCTACGCGAAACAGCGGGTTGTTCTACGATACGCACAACCGTTTGAAGGGTGAATGGAAAACCTTTCATGTCAGTTGTCTCGACAGCCCGCGTGTGTCCGATGCGTTCGTGCGAGAGATGCAGCTACGGTACGGTGAAGACAGCCCGGCGTACCACGTCCGTGTCCTTGGTAACTTCCCGCCTCGTGAAGAAGATACCGTCATCCCTGTCGAGTTGATTGATGGGGCCATGAACCGCGAGATCAAGATTGCCAAGCAGACGAAAAGTGTTTGGGGCTTGGACGTTGCGCGTATGGGTTCCGACGCTTCCGCACTCGCCAAGCGGCGCGGCCCGGTCGTTGAGGAGATACAGACTTGGAAAGGTCTGGACCTGATGCAGCTAACCGGCGCAGTCGTGGCCGAGTATGAGGCGCTTGTCCCTTCGGAGCAGCCAGTAGAGATATTGGTCGATAGCATCGGGTTGGGGGCGGGTGTTCTTGACCGTCTGCGCGAACTGGGCCTGCCAGCGCGTGGCATCAACGTCGCAGAAAGTCCTGCGATGAAAGGAACTTACGCCAACCTACGCGCCGAATTGTGGTTCAAGTGCAAGGGGTGGCTGGCGAACCGTGACGTAAAGATACCGAAGGACGAGCAGTTGTTCGCCGAGTTGGCGTCGCCGCGCTACACCTTTACCTCGTCGGGTAAGATGCAGGTGGAGAGTAAGGAAAGCATGAAGAAGCGCGGCCTTGCATCGCCAGATAAGGCGGATGCGCTTTGCCTGTGCCTCGCTACCGACATATCAACGATCATGCACGGATACTCGATGGCCAACAAGTCGGGGGCCTTAAAGCGAAACATCAAGGGTGTTGTTTGACATAAGCGAATGATGTGTTATATTTCTTTTGCCCGGCAGGTTTCTCCTCTCCCTCTCCCTGCCGGGCGACTGAGGGTGTGCGCGGCTAGGCCGGTAATAGCGACGAGACGATGCTGCTCCTTCGTCTAGAACGCCGCCATCCTACTTTTTTTGCTTTTCTGTAAAGTATAGGGTATAGCCCCGCCACAGGGAGCGTATCCGTGGAAACAAAAACTTGTTCGAAATGTGGCGAAGAGAAGCCGACTGAGGATTTCCGCCTCCACAGACGTGCCTGCAAGAAGTGTATGCGCGCTTATCAACAAGCCCACGCAGCCGCACGCCCACATTACCACCGCAATCGCAATCTCCTACGAAGATACGGTATTAGTAATGATGACTACCAAACAATCCTCACCAATCAGAATTTTGCTTGCCCTATTTGTAAGGTAGAAATATCTGATACATTAGCGTATAAGAGAAAACGATCAGTTGTCGTCGATCATAACCATGAGACGGGGGATATTCGCGGCATACTTTGTTCGGGGTGTAATTTAGTTCTTGGCCACGCGAGAGAGAGTACAGAAGTTCTTTACCGGGCCATTGTGTATTTGAGTGAACGCGGCGCGTATACGCCGAAGAAATAGGTTTGGTTGCATGGTCGCAAAGCGTTTTCAAAATCCGAAGGGTGGCCTCAACGAAGCAGGCCGCAGCCACTTCAAGAAGACCGAAGGGGCCAACTTGAAAGCGCCTGTTAAATCAGGGGATAATCCACGGAGGGCGTCATTCTTAGCGCGTATGGGAAACATGCCGGGGCCGGAGCGTAATGCGAAAGGCGAACCGACCCGCCTTCTCTTATCTCTGCAAGCGTGGGGTGCGTCATCTAAAGCAGACGCGAAGTCCAAAGCCAAATCAATATCCACCCGAAACAAGGGGAAGTCAAAATGAAGATGGGTCTGTACAGCAACATTGCAGCCAAGAAAGAACGGATCAAAGCTGGTTCTGGCGAAAAGATGCGTAAGCCGGGAACGAAGGGCGCGCCTACTGCCGCCGCATTTAAGGCTGCTGCGAAAACCGCAAAGGGTAAAAAGAAATGAAGAAGATGAGCGCCGCAGACAAGAAGATTGGCAAAGTCATGGGTGAGTTCAAGCGTGGCACATTGCACGCTGGCGTAAACCCTAAAGGCCCTGCAAAGGCTCCCTTGGCTAAATCGCGCAAACAGGCTATAGCTATTGCCCTGTCCGAAGCTGGCAAGTCCAAAAAGAAGTAAGGCTAAAATATGGCATATCGCAATAACCGTAAGCCGAGTAAGGCCGACATGGCTAAGAGCCAAGGTATGTATCAGGATACCGGGGTTCCCAACGCCAACTCGGAAAACGACGACAACGAAGATATGTCCAATGAAACTTCTATGGAACTTCCCGACGGTACGGAAGTTTCCATTGAAGAGCCAGAGATGGAAGACGAACAGGTCGAAGAGCCTATATCTGAAGAAGAACTTCAGAACATCATCATCGCCGAGATAGACGACGCTCAATCTTATATTGACGACGACATCAGCCCGCAGCGTGCGCTTGCGGGCCAGTACTATAAGGGCGAACCCTTCGGCAACGAAGAGGAAGGCCGGTCGCAGGCGATGTCAATGGATGTACGGGATACTGTACAGGCCATGATGCCGTCGATTATGAAAGTATTTTTTGCGGCAAGCAACGTCGTCGAGTTTGCGCCGAACGGCCCGGAAGATGTGGCCACCGCGCAGCAAGCTACGGATTACGTCAACTACTGCCTGACACGCGATAACAATCTATTCAGCGAATGCTACTCCACATTCAAGGACGCCCTGATCCGTAAGAACGGTATCATGAAAGTTTGGTGGGATACAGAAAAAGACGTTACAACTCATTACTTTACGGGCCTTGATGAAGCTAGTTTCTCCGTTCTTCAGGCCGATGAAAACATCGAAGTTAAGGACGTAGAGATTACCTACGGCGAAACGATGACCATGACGCCGATGGGCGAAATGATGCAGCAGACACCGCCGACCTATGACTGCACCATTGTCCGCACAACGGAGAAGGGCCGCCTACGCGTTCAATCCGTACCGCCCGAAGAGTTCCTGATCGACCGCCGTGCGCGCTCTATCGAGACAGCCGAATTTGTAGCCCACCGTCGTTACGTTACCGTATCCGATCTTGTGAAGATGGGCTATGATTTCGATGAGGTTCAAGACCTCGGCTTCGAAACGCTCGACGACTTTGAAGGCAACCAAGAAACCTTTGACCGTAACCCGCAGGCCTTCGTTCAAATCACTGGCCGCACCGATACGACATCGCGCAAAGTTCTCTACATTGAGGGCTATGTGTACGTTGACATGGACGGCGACGGAATCGCGGAACTTTGCCGCGTCTGCGTTGCTGGCACGGCCAACAAGGTACTGCATTGGGAGCCTTGCGACTTTATTCCGTTCGTAGATTTCTGTCCCGATCCGGAGCCGCACACATTCTTTGGTATGTCGATTGCCGACGTGACGATGGACATTCAGCTTATCAAGTCGAACATCCTGCGTAACACGCTGGACAGCTTGGCTCAGTCGATCCACCCACGCACGGGTGTTGTTGAAGGCCAAGTCAACATCGAAGACGTGATGAACACCGAAGTCGGTGGCATCATCCGTATGCGCGCACCGGGTATGGTGCAGCCGTTCACGATGCCATTCGTCGGGCAGCAAGCCTTCCCGATGTTGCAGTACATGGACGAACTGCGCGAGAACCGTACCGGTATCTCCAAGGCCGCATCCGGCCTCGATGCGAATGCGCTTCAGTCTTCGACCCGCGCTGCCGTCGCGGCCACGATTACTGCTGCAGCGCAGCATATCGAACT